ACGCGCTCGGCCTTCGGCCTTCGCTGAAATACGCGCTCGGCCTTCGGCCTTCGCACAATAAGCCTACAAATCAAAAAGATTTTCCGGCGAGGTCCCGGGTAATACTGGAAGGCTGAGCCTTCACCGGGACCTCGCAGATGCACGCATCTGTTATTATCCTCGCCGAGGCCTTCGGCCGCGGCTGCGGCGGATCGAGGATCCGGATCAGCGGGCAGGCCCGGCCGGCCGGCGCACTACGGGCTTCGCCCTCCGTGCGGGGTCCAGGAAACCCCCTAACCTGGATCCCGGCCGGGGATCCGCCTCCGGCGAGCGTAACACGATGCCTAACCCTGAAAGTGACACGACACAAACCCTAGGCACTGTCGCCAATCGCTCGCTGACGCTCGCTCTGGCTCCAGTGCGCAAGAGGTCAATATAAGGTTGTGGCCTAACACGCACTCGCGCGAGTACCGCCTTCGGCGTAGATTAAGACACGTGGGTGCACGGCCGTAATCTCCGGCCGAAGCTCGCGACGTCCTTCGGACTGCTCGCTGCAGCCGTCAGCACAGAGTGTGACACGACAATAATCAACAATAAATCGAACAAAATTATTTTTCTTTAGTTGGGCAAACCCACCTTCATGCCTGTTCCCGTTTCGCGCAGACATCGCTCAACCCATAAAACGGAGGCGAGCAGTGTAAGAAATCTGGCAAGGACTAGCAGAAGTGTTGTTAGCACTGAAAGCAATCAAATGCAAAGAATTATCCATCACTCCAGCAACATCAGACGTGGTGCTCGTCGATGTGAAGTTAGTGATCAAGTTGTTCAACGGAACAAACCACTCAAACGTCACAGATGATCCAGCAGCGCTGAAGTTAACTCCATTGATTGCAAACGTTTTGCGATCAAGATCAAACGTCTGACTCTTCAAGATTCGGAATCGAGATCCGTACGTGAGATTGCGCATCGGATTCACAGTGTTGTTCAATTCACCGCTAATGTTCTGGAACACATCCTCAGAATTCAACTGCACACCATTCGTTTGGCTATCGAGCACAAGAGCAACAAACACTTTTCCAGCTTCTTGATTGCCTGCAGCATCCGCATCGGGCTTCTCAATGTAACCGTGAATCGAAATGTACTTCTGTACAATGCGTTTTCCGTCACGATTTTGAGCTCCATCTCCCTGCGCTGGGCAGTTCAAGCAACCAGGCGAAGAGGCTCCCGAAGAGTTCAGCGTCGGATCAAATTCGCCCGTGGCACAAGCCAAGGTGTTCGAGATAGTCGTAAGTGGGCGTGCAGTATCGTAGAATTTCTTCTCGACTCCCAATAGCCCGGCTGTAACAACGTTACGAGCCCGCATTCGTCGCGCGCCTGCCATAGAGGAACGCATAACGCGCCTGGCACCAAAGTCCGCGGCACGACTTGCCTGCGCAGCTGAAGCACGAGAAGCAGCGCGGTTGCGGCGATAGGTAGCAGCATTTCCCATTGGAAACGAACGAGAGTTGTAAAACGCGCGAGTCCTGCTCATGTTTTGCGTTTTCTTTTCTGAAAAAACTTGAGCACAAAATTTTGGGAAATCCCTTTTACTTCGAAAAATTTTGGCGCCAAATTTGATTTTCACTTCTTGCGCCAGATTCCTGGGTCTGCAGATCCAAGAGGGTGTCGACCCGATCGCGCGAGTCGCAACGCCTCAAGCGAGTCCCACGAGTACGAACCATCCTCGTCAGAGAGCTCATCGACAGCTTCAAGTTCTTGCGAACCGTTTGATTCGCTAAGTTCGATCGCGCTATCTTGCGAGTCACCAGGATTGACACACTTCAAAGCACGGCGCACCTTCGGATCTGCAGGCTTCGGAAACACTACAGCACTCTTGCGCAACTGAACTTCATCTTCAGAATCCATCGACGAGTTCAAACGCGAATCAGTGGGCTTCGCTCTCGGCTTCACCAAAGTGAGCATCTCTTCCGACCACGGATACTTCGACTTCGTCACATCGTAATGCCACATGCCTTTGTGCACTTTCTGAATCAAACGCTTCTCGGTCTTCGTCGGATCACCATGAAGATCGACAATCTCATCAACCAAAGTGAATTCAACTTCAGTTTGAATGCGTCTCCACAAAGACTCTTGTCGCGATTCGGTCACAGCAGCATACCACTCACGTGGCGAGAAATTGGACGTGATGATCACGCGCTTCGCAAGGAATCGCGTGTAACCGCCCTTCGTTTGAACGTTCACATCGATGCAATCGCACAATTGATTGAGGAACGTAATCGGGCATCGCGAGCCAACGAACTCATCAAAGATGATCGTTTCGTGAATCATCGGATCGTAGCCATCCCACCAAAGTCCTTTGCCGTCCGCGGCGACAATGAAGTACTTTCCTGGTTCGCAAAGCGAGATTGCAGTCGTGGTCTTGCCACTGTCGGGCGCGCCCCAAAGCACCAGCAGCTTCGTAGTCCAATCTCGACTGGTTTCGCATTGCACAGCAAATCGAGCATGCTGTATCGCGCGCACGTTTGGGATCATCGCGGGATGAGATTCAAGAATCGCAGTATTCGAGCAACCCTCCTTCACCATCTTCCAAACGTCAGCCCAATCCGTTCGAGATCCACTCGTACGTCCTTGCTTGTTCACCTTCATCGGCGTACCAAACGTAACAACTTCGCCATCTTCAACGCGGCCATACACGGGCGGATCCGCATCGAGATCAGTCAACTTCGTGCAATAATCAATGCACTGTTCTTGAGTTCCCTTCGCCACGTCCAAGTGACAGCGTTCACCAACATGCTTCTTCACCTGCGCGAGCGTCAAGCGCTTGTCGAACTCGAAATATCCTTGAATGTGATAAGTCCCGTTCTCTCCGCATTCCGGCTGAAACACAGCATAAGTGCAAGGCGGCACTTGAGCTGCCGCGTTGAGGCGGCGCAGCGCGAGCGTGTGCGCTTGAGAGAGATGCGCCATGTCGGCGGCGCCACCAAAGTTGAGAGTGACCATCCAACGGTTTGCCTTCTCGTCAGATGCATATCGCTTGCGTCCAGTGGGCGAATCATCGCGTGCGGCACGTCGGCGTGCCTGAACAGTTCCAAGAGTGCGTTTCATGTTGCTTGCTTTTGGTTTTGTGTTTTTGTTCTGCCACGCGTAACCCTAAATACTGCCTGAATCCGAAGCTTCGGATATTTTTCAGAAGCGCTTCTGCGTCAAACCGAAGCTTCGGTTTTCCTCGAAATTTCCGACACGTGCATGCAACTCACAGAGAACTGCGCTACACGCGCAGCTGACGCAGAGCGCAGCTCGCTTCGCTGCGCTGCGCTCCGCTGCGCTGCAAAACATATGTTTTGCAATTTGTCCAATTCTTAGTGTCCAAGTTATAAGCGGCTCGCCGCTGCGCGGCTCGCTACGCGCCTTCGGCGCGGAATAAGGATAGCCATGGAGTAGAGTGGCTTACGCCACGCGCTCGGCCTTCGGCCTTCGCTGAAATACGCGCTCGGCCTTCGGCCTTCGCACAATAAGCCTACAAATCAAAAAGATTTTCCGGCGAGGTCCCGGGTAATACTGGAAGGCTGAGCCTT